TCTAACAATGTTGTGGTGTTTGTGCTATCTATAATATCTTTTAGGTCAACTAAATAAAAGGGTACTGCATCTGTCTGCGCTACCCACAAATTAGTGTTGATAGGGAACATCTCTTCTAATTGCTGAGACACATCTTTGTCAGATAGACAGTTAGCAGGGATAACCACTTCCATGAAATTATTTGAATCAGGAACACCATCAACAAGTGTCATTGTGTAAGTATTATGAGGTGTTGTACCATTTAATGAAGTAGTAAGATCATTGCCATCAACACTAAATATATACTCACCATCACCAACACTATCAGGTTTTAGCCATGTTTGCTTAACCTCTCCTGCATCATGTATATAAGGGAATATATCCAGTACAGTAGTGGTGTTAGACACTTTAATTATCAACGGGCTTCTACGTTTAGTTATTAACGGGTTTTCCCCGAAGAATAGTATCTTCATTAACGTGACAATATCTACTCTACTTGCGCCTGTTGTTTGTCTAAAAGACCTCAATTTAATTAAGGCTTTGTATTCTATATCAGTCTGATCATAACGTAGTAAACCAATACGTTCACCTAACATATCCAGTATCTCACCTGATGCGTTATTCAACTGTCTGAGATAGGCTAACTTAATAACCTCCCCATCCATAGTTTCCCATCTGGTACAATACCATCTAGCCAGTTTCTCATAGTTCTTTTTAGTTTGTAAAAACTGTGGAAGCTCTGCTACACCGTCATCAACAAAATTAGGGTCTAATTGAATATGATTAGCTGCCGGTAAATCACTCATACCTTCTCCTAATTAATTTGTATAATCTCTACACGTTCAGCAGCAAGTCTTGGTAATTCACTTGGATCTGGTGTAAAGTCAGTTGGTGTTAGAGGGTAGCTTGGGTCTATCTCTTCTTTTACATTAACAATCAGTTGTGTGAATCGTTGAGGATTAGCATCGAACACTGCACCGGAGAGTTGACCTATAAACACAGTACCACCTACAGGTATATTACTATTAACTGCCTCTACTGAATTTTGTATAGCTAATAACTCTGAAGCTGCAAGAGGAATACCATTCAAAGGTTTGTATTCTACACGTACAGACATATTTAAATCAGTTCCACGGCTAAATTGAATAACTTCTGTTTTACCATCTTCTGTAGCTATAGTGTAAGAGATGTCACCAATATACTGATTATTAGCTGGTTGAGTGTCATATAACACTTGAGCAATTTCTTCTGTTTCTCCACCAAAAATAATAGGCTCTACTGAAACAACACCAGCACTATCTACATTCTTATCCAAACTCGCACCAACAACTTCATCGATAGCTAATATAGCTGCTAAGATAGATGGACGCGTACCACTATGAGGTGCATCTGCTTGTTGTGTTGCTCTCACTGCATAAGCTGCATCTGTTTCTACATCACTACCGCTGAAGAAGTTTTCAATGTTTGTTACAGAGACGTACCCATCTGGTGTTGGTAGGATTGAGTTGATATTATTAGCGGCTAAAGGATTATAACCTGTTTCAGTAGCTAACACACTATGCTCAGAGAAACGATTACCGATACGATTAACACCAAATTTTAGTTTGAATGTTTCTTCCGTACCAACTAATACATACTCAGTTTCCCCATCTACAATAACAGGTGTGAAGCCAATGTAAAAGCTCACCTCTCCAGCTGTAGTGTTTACGATAATATTTGTTGTATCATTGGGGATTGCTAAATCAAAGAAAGCTTTTAGGTTGTTAAAGAATGTTAACTTATCTGCGTCATCATTAGAAATTAGTGCGTACGTTGCACTGCTAACTAAATTGTCTGAATTTGTAACAGTAAATGTGTAAGTGCCTGTATCTAATGTACCACCTTCAATCTTAAACCCTTTAACAAAGTCACTCATTGTACGGGAGGTTTCTGCTACATACTGTGCACCTGCAATAGAACTAAAAGTGACACCTGCAACAATCTCATCAATATTCTCAGAAGTGGGATCTGTCTCTACAATTGCAGCTCCTGTACCGAAAGTTGCAGGGTTGCGAGGGATACCTTGGTAAGCGTACATTTCATCTAAGAACTCACCTTCTGCTCCGTTAAGAGTTTGAGAGTTGTAAGTTGCTTCTAATTGTTGCCATGATTTGAACTCTCGTCCAGCTTGCATCTTTGCTAATATACCAGCTACGGAGTTATCACCTACGTTGATTTCGTTTCCAAAATAATCTTTTAAATCTTGTTGAATGCTTTCTATAATTTCTGTAAGATTGGGACGGTAGAAGCCCCATTCACTACTTATTCCCCACGGTGTTGGCATAATTAATCCTTGCGTTAAACGTTATAATAAACTATTATACCATATTTAAGTGTTGTGTTTTAACAGCAAGGATTAACAAAGTTATCAAGCTAAGACCACAAATTCCACCAAGTGCTCTCGCCCAAGGGCGGTAAATCAATATTGAGGAATTTATATAACCTATTAGAGTCATCAATAAACCCTTGGTCAAGCTCACATACATTAAAGGTTTCATCAGCAACATCTATCGGTGCAGGGTAACTATACTCAGTAATTCTTGGAGTAGCTAAACTTAAATCAACTACAACATTGTCTACATAAGCTTCAACTCTGTTTAACACATAGCTTCTTGTCACAGGATCAAACGATGATGAAATATTCTTAACTGCTGTCACATCATCTTCTAAATTAATCTGCGCAATAAACTCTGCATCTGCTTGGTCTTTTGTAACACCTGCAATGAGTAGTCTTTGCCTGTAAGGTGTACCGAAAGCTTGATTGTAAGCCCACTCTCCTTTCCAAGTGGAAAACCTCACCTCTAATCTTTGCCTTAATGAAGTACCACTATTGGGAGTTAAAGCAAAATCTCCATCAATGATGCTCAAGTCTCCCGTGTTTTCATCAAGGAGTAAATCCATATAATTTGCCATCTATATCTCCTATGGAATTGTAGGTGCTGAAGTATTACCACCACCTGAAGGTGCTACGTGAATGTGAGCATCATAAGCAAGTTTAAGTGTGTCGAAAGCTAATTTTAGTGTATCAAAGTCTGCTTTTAATTGGTCAAGGTCAGTACTAGCTGCTGTAACAACATTACCTGTTGACGGGATTAACGCATCATTAAAATTCCAAGAGCCATCCTCCCCTAAAACCCCTTTTCCATTTTCGTTACTTAACTCTATAGATCCATCTGCGTTAAAACTACCTGAGCAATCATCATTCTTTATGATAACAGTACCATCAGGCTTATGTAATGTCACACTAGCACCATTAACTATAACAATATTCTCACTGTCCCATTCAATAGCACTTGCTGGTGTGAACAGTCCAACTTCGAAGCTCACAGGGTAGACTTTAACACCCATTGATAGGTTGTCTTTGATAAGAGGTTCGACCACTTCATTACCAACACCGTTTATCCAATTTGTTGTATCCCTTTCTGAAAACTTTAACAACCCTACGCAACCTGCTTTAACTGGAAGGGTGATAGATGCACCACCAACTCCTGTGCTGAGTAAAGACATAGGAACATCAATTTGCTCCATAGCTAAGGCTTGCGAGTTGTTGATGAAAGTTTTGATTAAGGGTTGTACTTTGACAGAGTTTTTAATATAATCAACCTCAACCACTTTAGCAGGGATTTGTGTGTGTAGGTCGATGTTTCGTTTGCTCCACCAATAATCTAAAAATTGCTGTGGTGATACACTTGCTAAATCTCTTTGATTGTTTTCTATACTCATATCACACCACCACCGTTGCGTCAAGTTCTACTGCATCTACCGTTGTAGTCCAACTTCCTGTTTCATAGCTACTGCAAGTACATACAGACTTTTCAATCTTAAAAGCTCCATCAACATCCATGACTTTATCTTGAACATACACACTGCTTTGAGGATTTAATGTTCCGTCCATTTGACAAGTGAATCGAATACGCTTCTTAGATGAGGTATCCTTTTCAGAGGTTTCGGTAGGCTTACTCTTAGTATCAAGTGCTTGAACATTACCTAAAAGTCCTGTGTCAGGTGTGATAAATGCTGCTGATTCTACTCTTCTTGAATTGATAGGCAACACATCATAGGCTCCGTTATTGATAGTACCTGTATACTCATAAGCATCTAACAATCGTTGTAAGTTTCTGTTGGTTTCTCCAAAGATAGTAAATTGCGTATCTAATACAGCGGTTTGTGGTAAGTCTGAAACATAACCTCTTGGACAACCTAAGTCTAAGATAAGCTCATCCACTACACGTTTAAGTTTTGTACCAGCAGGATACACTCTTGATGTATAAGCTTTTGATGTGTTTAAGCCACCGTCCGTAGCGATAATACGTGTTTTATTTGTACTACTTGTCTTAGATATAACACACTCTGTCATTGTACCTTGGAAAGCTAATTTAATCTCTTCATCATATCCAACTTTTAAGATGATCGCTAAGTTATCATTCTTGTGTGAGGTTAAATACCCTTTAGTACCTTCCGATAAGTTGTCAATTGTTATCTCAAGTTTGTTATTACTTTTCTCTACTTTAGTTATTTTAAACTGCACATTGTGTTTATCAATCAAGTAAGCGTTAGGCTCGTTTTCATTATAGTAGCTATCTAGACTGATATAAGGTGAAGTGCCTCTTTGTAGAGGAGGTAGGAAGTAATCATCAGCAACTTTAATAGGTTGACCAAATATCAATGAATACGATCTAGTTTTTCTACTCATACTCCCTCCTTATATAATCGAGTTATAGAACAAACGATATCTGCCTTCTATAGTGAAATTATCAAAATCTACTCTGCCATTTGTTTCTGACATATCGATAATGATCATATCACCTTGTGGTGCGTCTACCCTATGTTTGTAAATTGAATTGAAAATCACGTTGGTTTTTACTTTAGTGGAGAAGATTGGTGTACTACCACTCTTACTGCAAATAACTGTCCATGACTCGTCTCGTGTATTCCATCTGAAACGTATGTCGTAGGTTATGCTATCGAGTTCTAATGTCCTCACTATATCTGTCTCTAAACTATCTCTACCTTTTCCAGAAGGTAATTTATATAAAGTCACTGGGTACCTCCTGTATTGTCGGATAGTGAAACGCCTATATCAGAAAGGGTGTTGAGGAATAAACTACCTTCGTTATCAGTGGCAACTTGTTTACCCGCTAAACCACCATCTTGCTTCTTCCCAGCTTCTTTAGCTTTTTCATCACTCATATTCAAGATCAGTTGTATACGTTTTTCATCTGCGAATCTTACCTCTTCAAAGTCAAGTCTAAAGCCTATTGTATCAGACGGTAGAAGTATCGGTTCGAAATTGGAAAGTAGATATGAATTAAGATTCTTATCAAACTTATACTGTATAGTGACGGTATCTTTTGAATTATATAAATTATCTAAAGCTAAGTAGGCAGCTTGTGATCTAGTATCTGCATCCTCAGTATCTATTAAATTGTTCTGATCTATTATAACCGGATTATTGGCAACATAAGCTTCTAAAGATACTCTGCCACCTTTCTCACTCAGTATTTCACTTACAAAACTACCTGTTGAAATAGGGGATTTGGTAAGTGTTCTACCTTTAGAGGGAGTGAAACTTGTGACTGCATCAAATGAAATTGAAGGAGAAGTTCCATCATCTCTTGCAGAGGCTTCAGGTATAATAAATATGCTCGATTTAGCCATATAAGCTCCTGTGTATTGTTTATTTTCTGTATAACTATTTTAACATGTTATTAAGTTGAATTATAAAGAAACCTGCTTACCGCAGGTTTCTTTATTTGTTAGAAGTTTAGTAACCTGTGGAGAATACCTTACCTATCCCATCATCAACTCCATTTGAGATTTTTGCATCAAGCATATCAGACTTAAGTTCAATCTCAATCTTCTGAGGCTGCACAGCCCCTTGTGATAGATTACCAGTTAAATAGTTAGAGGGTTTTGAATAATCTCTCCCACTGGTAAATGCACCACTTAAAAACTTAGATGTAGCTACATCTGCTTTCCTGTAACCTTCAAACTGTTGACCGAAAGCATCAATACCTTCTGCTATCAAGTAAGAAGCTGCTGCAATCTCCGCAACAACA